TACTCACCCCTGGCCCCCTTATTATTAGATTGCATATATATAATATATAACGTATCACTGATTATATCATCGTTTATCTCAGTAGATACTGTGCATTGGGAACTACCCGCCCCGGCCCACGGCAACCGCGCGTGGGTACATTATGATAGTTTTGTACTAAACCATTATCAGGTAGATCAGCCGGATTGGTGCCTGTTGCCAGGGACTTTATAATACGGCATACCTGCAATAGTGTTAGCTTCAAATATACGGCAATGCACCAGGCAATGCATATCATGTCCCTATTCTGTAGCTAAGCTATAACGTAGAACGTAGAATGTGCGAAATAGCAGCCATGTATTGTGTGCAACTTTGAATCACAGCATAGCTTGAATAAGCAGCGTATATAGTGCAGGGCAGGGGTGCAGCGCAGGCAGGGACGGCCAGGATCGCAGTATTAAGAGTTTGCCCGTGCGCAGGTACCCCCTGGGGGTGGGAGTGCCCCCGAGCGCAAGCGGGGGCGCAGCGGGATGTGTAGCCGTGAATTTTTCCAAAACAAAGGGACTTTGAGATAGGGGCATGAGAAAAAATAAAAGTAAAATTAAAGAGAGGGTGAGGGTTAAAGTACTTGAGGTAGAGGATGATGAGAGGGTGTATTTGCAGCAGGTGTTTCTGGATGCGTTCTTGAAGTATGGGAAATTTACGGGGGCGTGTAACGTATTGCAGACAGCGTTGGGGGATGGTGCTAATGCCGAACCTGTGGCCGGGCAGTGGATGGAGGAGGACGAGGAATTTAAGAGGGAGTTTGAGAAGGCGAAGATGATAGTGGACAGGACAAACGCCCTCAAAGCGGAGGAGTTTCTTAATGATGCTGGGTCGGGGAAGAAGCGCAAAGATGAGGTTACAACGGGGATGACAGTTGCGTCTCACATGGTATTGGAGGCGTGGGATAAGCAGAAGTGGTCGCCGAAGGTCGAGGTCAAGAAAACCGAGACGCGGAATATCTCGGTGATTATTAAGCATTACGGCAGCGAAACGAAAGTTGAGACGATTGATGCGCCGGAAGTGAAACAATTAGATGCAGGCAACGAAGAATAAAGAGTTAATTTACTTTGACGATGCGGGATTGCATCTTGATCTTAATGAAGCGCAACAGGCCGTAGATCGTTCCGAGAAGCGGTTTGTGTGTCTTTTCGCGGGTACCCAGGGAGGCAAGACCAGTTATGCGCCGTGGTGGTTGTTTGACCGCATACAGGAATCGGCAAAACCAAACGAATTGAACGATTACCTGGTGGTCACGGCGACATACCCGCTGATGAATCTGAAACTGTTACCGGCCTTTGTGGAAGTCTATCAGGAAATACTCAAGATCGGTGCGCTGAAAGTCACCGAGAAGGTGATTTATTTTAATTACAAGGGCGCGAAAGGGCGGATTATCTTCTGTTCGGCGGAGAATCCGGAATCAATGGAATCCGCTACCGCAAAGGCTGCGGTGCTGGATGAGTGCGGCCAGGTCCAGTTCAAAAGGGAAGCGTGGGAGGCCGTAAGGCGCCGGTTATCTCTTTACAGAGGCCGCGTTCTTTTGATAACGACCCTCTACACCGGCGGCGGCTGGCTCAAGACCGATTTTTACGATCATTGGAAGAAAGGGGATGATATCGGCCAGGATATCGATATCTTCCAGTTCCCGTCAACGGTCAATCCCAAGTTCTCAATGGAAGAATACGAATCGGCAAGGGCCTCCCTTCCCGATTGGAAGTTCAAACTGCTCTATATGGGCGAGTTTGCCAACGCTGTAGGCCTTGTCTATGACGCCTTTAATACCGATATATGCTTGTTATCCCGCAAGAATTGGCCGGTACAGGATTCATGGCCTCGTTACTGCGGCATGGATTTCGGCAATGATACCGCTGCGGTTTTTGTGGCGGTAGACCCCGGCACAGGGTTTAAGTACCTTGATTATGAGTACCTTGCCAAAGGATTGACTACTCAGCAACACGCCGACAAATTGAGGGAGCTGTCAAAGAACTGGCAGATCGTCAAATGCAACGGCGGCAAGGGCGATAAAGGCGACGACGGCTGGCGCGGGGACTTCACTAAGGCCGGCTGGCGCGTCCAGATGCCCACCGTGCAGGCCGTGGAGATAGGTATACAACGGGTTTACTCCCTGTTTAAGAACAATACACTATTCGTTTGTTCCGATCTTTATGAATTACTCAGGGAATTGCAGTCCTATTCTTATAAACTGGACAGTGACCAGCAGGCAACGGGCGATATCGAAAATAAACAGCGGTATCACCTGAATGATGCGTTAAGGTACATATTGAGTGAATTCCAACCCGAAGGAATGTCGAGTGGATTGCGGAAAGTATGGACTTATTAGAGGATGCTTATGATAGATTTGCACGAAAATGATTATTCACAACTCCGAGTGAGAATGGACAACGATTACCTGATGGCTATGTTGATTGATACTGTTCTTGCTGACGTTAATACGAAAGAAAAGTACGAGTTCCCTGTGGTCCTTAATGACGCGCAGACCTTTATGGACAGGTGTGTGGCTATCCTCTCAGCCGATAAGGTGAACTACGAGATCACCGGAGTTGACGCTACTATCCAGCATAAGTTAGAGGACTTCTATGAACTGTGCCTGTATATAAATGACGAGCAACTGGCGTTGAGGGGCATGAATCCCCTCAGGACAGATCAGAATTGGTACAATCTCTATCGCGGCTGGATGGGTTCTTTATGGTTATTGTATGAGGTCGAGGGCAAGATCATTCCCTCTATCGTGGCATCCGACCCGCGCGGCATGACCTGGGAATATGGCGCAAGAGGATTAAAACAGTTCTCTTACCCCGCCAGGATGGACACACAGGCCGCCCAGGAGAAGTACGGTAAATCTCTCCCTGGTGATAAAAAATACACTGACCTTAAATGCGTGTGGACTGATACGCATGAGCTTGTATATGTGGCATCCCCTCAATCAGTAGGGGTTTCAGGTGAACCGCTTAAATCTAAAGAACATGAATTTGGGATTTGCCCTGGTGTTATCAGTTCCGTCCCGACACAACCGAGTACTTTAATCAACAATGAAGGATATGATACTAAGTTATCGCGACGCGGTGAATCCATCATGGCCCCAAACCGCCAAATTTACCCCATGTTAAATAAACTGGCTTCTATTTTGGCTTCCATAGCTCAGGCCGGTTGGAAGGCTAACACTGTTCTCAAGAGCGACAACAAGGAAGGTTTTGAAAAGGATCCCATTGGTTCCGGCAAGATTGCTCAAATCGGCAAAGAGGACTCTCTTGAGTTATGGCCTTTCCGTGACCTATCCAGCGCCATGACGTACCTGACGTCTATTCTCACATCGAATAAACAGAAGGGCGGCCTGTCCGATATCAACTACGGACAGATACAGTTTCAGGTCGCTTCACTGGTAGTCGCTCAGTTGAAAGATGACAGGGATGGCATATTCGTGCCACGCAGGCAGACTAACAAAATCCATTACCAGCAGGGTTTTAACATTTTCCGCTACATGGCAAAGAATGGCAAATTCTATCCCGGCGACCCGCAAGTAATTAACTCGGATGATGCAATAGCAATCGACCCTAAGATATTTGAAAAGAAATTCAAGATAAGCATTAACTATACCTCGATATCACCGGAAGAAAATATCTCCAACTGGACGATAGCAAAACAGGCCGAAGGCATGATACCGCGCGAGGAGATTCTACGGGATATCATACATCATGCAGATCCTCAAGGCGCTATGGAAAAACTCGCTTTACAGAACGCCCATGACGTAGTGCCCGGCCTTCGTGAGTTCGATATGGCGATGGCGGCAGCCCCCGGCAATCTCTCCGAGGAAAAGAAACAGGAAATACGTACTGACCTGATAATGAAATACATTGACAATATACTGGCTCAGCCGGCCGGGCAGACCATGCCCTCGGTTCCAGGTATGGCCTCGCAACCCAAACTACAGATCGGCCCATCCTCCCCTGAAAAGGTATCACAGAAAAATCTGAACCAGACAGGGCAGATGGATGCTATCAACGCGCGGAGATCGGCGGGAGGGTAATATGCTGACCCAGGAAGATATTTATAAAAAATTAAAATCTCAACTTAACCCTCCCGAACAAGAAAAAGGGATACTTCCGCTCCTAAGATTGTTGGCCTCTAAATCTGCGCTTCCAGGGGCACCTTCAAACGGTGTTACACAACCAGACGAGAGTGCCAACCCAACCTCCAACGCTATCAGTACCATGATACCCGATACAGGGAAGATGGAAACCAATATGCAGAAGAATAATCTCATGTCGCGTTATCCAGGACTCGGGGCAAAATAATGCCGTTTGATCCGCTTAAGCCCGCTACATGGTTTGATAAACCCCCTGACCCCAATGCACCGGCGGCAGAAACACTCGTAGAATGTCCTGTGCATCCTGGGGAAATGGTTACACAGGCAACTGCGGATGAACACGTTGCCGCAAAACAAGCGGAAGATGAGAAAAAAGCGGCCCAGGCAGCGGAAGCCCAGAGATTAGCCAATGAGAGATTAGCGGCGGCGGAGATAACTGCCGACCCAGAACCAGGGGTGATAAAATTTATAGGGAGTAGAAATACTGATACTGATGAGCGGGTACCAATAGTATGGGCTGACACCGCATCGGCAACATTGCCGCCACCTGTACCTAAAATAAAAAATCAAGGGGCTGAGCTGTCAGAGATCCAAAAAAACCAAAGGGAACATACTTTCAATCAATTAAAAGATGCATGGCAACAGACGCTTACTCCCGAAGAGCGTCAAATTTTTAAAGGATCAGAGAACTTTCCTGGTATACGTCCATTTGATGAGTCCAATATCGTACCCAACGATCCGCTTAAACTTAAATTTAGGGGTAAATTGGGGATCATACAAGTGGAGGCCGCATCAGAAGAAGATCAATTCAAATTCCTTGAGTTTATCAGTCAACCCGAAAACCGCCTATATTTACCTGGGGGAAGATTTGAACTTAACGGGCACGGTAAAATGTCAACGGATGACTATATGACCGCCGTTAAGAATGAAAAGATAATAAACGGGACACCGGAACAACTGGCGTTATATTCCGCTCGGGATAAAGTTGCCTTATTAGAGGGCATCCCAGAAAAGGATAGGACAACAGAAAATATCCGTGATCTTGGCAATGCGTATGAACAAGAAGGCGATGCGATATTAGCTGAGTACGAAGCGCGGAACGGTTCACTACCGATAGGTGTTAGTGTATCGCAGGGAGGAGTAAACCTTCACGGCTGGACAATCAATAAAGGTGATGGCGCCGTTCCCGCATCTTATAAAGATGCAAACGGACAAGATCATACCTCACAGGAGATACTTGATAATCCTGAATTGATGCAATCATTTAGCGATTCCATCCCGCAAACAACGGTTGACTCATTCTTAGCTGAAGTAAAAGCCAATCCTGACGAAGTTCAGTCACTTGTAAACTTGATCGGCCCTACGCCTGAAATATATGCTCTGTTGAGTAAAGCCCACCCTGAATTAAAAGATAACGGCACAATCGATGAATATTTTAAGCTGATGCGGCAGAGAAGCGGTGAGGGCGATTTATCGGCAACGGTGCAACAGGTATCAGAAACACCCGTTTTGCTGGATGGCATTACGCCAGACCCGATTGCGAAACCTTCTAACTGGCAGGAGTTCAACAAGGTATGGCCTGATTTTATTAACAAGCTGGATGAACAATATAAATCCTCTGCCACGCAGAATGTTACGGCTTGGCTTACTGGCACCAGTACGCCGGACAGGGTAAAAAATATCGGCATAGATTTGCTACTTTCATTAACGGGGGCAAGTGCCGTAAAAATGGGATTTGACACTATCGCAAATATCTTCGGTTTACTCACTTCTGTAGTGACACATCTTCAATATGGGACTGGTCTCAATGTATCTGATAACGAAACCTACCAATTATGGGAAGCTCCTCACACAATACCAACAGCAGAAGTGCGGGGGAGAATTGGCACACCGGCATCCCCTGGTGAACCTTATTTTGGTGGCGCGGCATCTTTGTCAATGGGTTCTGCACCGGGGCAACCTCAACGGCAAGGAATGGGCAAAGAAGAGGTATGGGGTTGGATAATTGGTGCAATCCCGCTTGATGGTTTAATAGGATTGTTAAGTAAAGGCAATATAGCAGTTCTTAAAGCAAGCAGGGAGCTTATTCACGGTGTACCCGAGGCGGAGATTATCAAGTCAATAAGTGTGGGTTCAATGGAACGTCTGGGTGTAGGGAAAACAATATCTACAATGGATCGGGAAACCCTTGATTTCATACTTGAAAACGAAGCGGCATTAAGAGCAGAAGCGAAACAGGCTGGATTTGATCAGTGGCTTGCATGGTCAAAAAAGCAGGCAGGGGAGCAATTCGACAGACTCAATCGTATCTTTGCACAGAAAGAAATATTACCGAAACCGGAAGTCATTGTATCCGATGCCAAGAAATTAGTACGGAATGAGATTATCAAAAAACTCGCCCCCGATGAAGTCAAGATACCCGTTACCACAGAAGTTAAACCAGGTGAGCCGTTTGACCCAAAAGCTCGCTATGATATTGTCGATGGCGTAACTGTCAAGACCACGGAAGTTCCGCTTGTTAAAGCCGAGGCAGGCCAACCCCTCGACCATGTTGACCCATTGACCAAAAAAGGTTATACACGGGCGGAACCCCCGACAGAAACCGCCGCAACCGCAGAAAAACCGGTTAAGCCAGCTTCAGGGGAAAAGACAACACCCGCCGAGGGTACAACCGTACCACCTGAACCAGTTAAACCGCAGGGCCAGGCCGGAGAAGGGCAAGCGGCGCAACCGGCGGCGATGTCCCGTGATGAAATAACCGCCCAGGTCAAGGCACAATATCCTGATGCAACGCCGGAGCAGATCACGGCGGCGGTAAACGCCAAAGAAGCGAAGATGGCGAGGACTTCACCTGCTATGGCAGAACTGGACACGAAGATATCTGCTGCCAGGGCCAGGATTGATGAACGCAAAGCAAAAGGTATCGGACAACGCGGTGCCATTAACGACCCTGAAGCGGCAGAATATTTCACGGACCATGTTGAATTAGCAAAACTCTATATCCAGAAGGGACTTAAAACCGTAGAGGAATTTGCCAAAGAATTAGGCGTGGCGGTTGACGACTTTATCAAGCGTGCATGGGCAGAAGCATCAGCAGCCAAAGGTGAAAGTGACCAATTAAAAGCCGCACTTGGCATATCTGATGATACCCATATACCTACTGGTGAACGTGTCCTGTCGGAAGCCGACAAAGCGGCGGCGCAGGCCGACATACTCACCCGCCTTAAAGCCGCAAGGGAAATGTTGACGGAACGGCAGGCTGCTGTTTCAGAATTGCGCGGGAGACAAACGGCGGCCGGCATGGAAGCGAAAGCGGCGGCCGGCGGTGGATTAAAGGGTTACAAGGCGGCCGGCGCCGCTCAACAAGGTGCGGCCGAGAAGGTTTATACCGGATTAGGCGAGGCCAACTTTGACGAGGCGACCGTAGACTATATTATCAATACCCCCGATAGGGTGTATAAAGAAAATCCCGCCATATTCAATAAGAACCGGAAAGGTGAATACTGGACGGTACGGGATGCTCAGGACGGGTTAATAAAACTGATGGCGGGTGAATCCTTACCGGAAGGCCAATTAAAGCACCTTGAAAAAGTCTATGGTATCGAGTTTATCAAGACCGTCAAAAATACCCCCAAAGGGTTAATGCTGGATATCCTTGCCATACCTAAATCACTAATGGCGTTCTTAGACCATTCATTCCCAGGCAGACAGGGATGGATTATCAATTCTGCTAATCCTGAACTGTTCGTGAAAAATATCAAAGATGCCACTGGCGCATTTTGGTCAAAAGATTATTTAGCTGCATTAAAACAAAGGGTAACGAGTCACCCTAACTTCAAGATATCAAAGGCATGGGGAATTGAATATACCGACACCGGCATGGCCAGGGTTTTAAGAGAGGAAAGCTACCCTTCAAGAATAGCGAATAAAATTCCTGGCATGGAACGGTCAAACGAGTCCTTTACATGGGCGGGTAACGCACAACGGCTTGATGCCTGGAATAAATACGTGAAGTGGTTAGGGGCGGATGCCACGGATGCCGAACTGAAAGGACTTGCCGGTTTCATCAATAAGGCCACAGGCAGGGGCGAATTAGGGAAGGCGACTGCTCTCGCAGAGGAATTAAACACAGTTATCTTCTCGCCCAAACTATTTGCTTCTCGGTTCCAAACGCCTCTTATGGGCATTACCTCGGCTATCCCCACAAACGTAGGAAAACGATTAGGGTTTGCGCCGTATAGCAAACGGTTACAGTCAATCTATTGGCGCAACGTAGGTGCGTCTATTGGTGTGACATTAACCACGCTCGGCCTGCTCAAAGGATTGTCAGAATTACCAGGTTTGAAAGACAAGATATATGTTGAAACCGATCTGCGTAGTTCCGACATAGGCAAGGTTATTATCGGAGATACCCACATTGATTTAACGGGCGGCAACGGGCAGTTGATTTATCTGCTCGCTCGCATGGCGGCTGGTACACGCAAGTCTGGCGGTAGCAATGAATATGATACGACAGCAGCGGTTGAACTGCAGAGATACCTTCGTTACAAGGGCGCCCCTGCTGCCAGTATTGTTATGGATTGGAGCGTTGGCAAAGATGTCCAAGGTGAAAAGTTTGGCACAGGCAAATACTGGTTGAGCAAGATACCGTTTCCAATGTCTATACAAGATGTTTACGATGCTATTAGCATATCTGGCCTGGGCGGCATTGCCACAGCTCCGCTAATAGTTTACGGTGTAGGCGTTAATACTTACGAACAACGGGCGATGACAGAGGAAAAACGGTTGGGTGCTCTTATGTATTCAGACGAGCAGTTAATGGAAGCTACCGTCAAAGCCAAAGAAAAATATACGAAGCCAGGGGCTAATGACCCTCTCGGAGAAAAAGCGGTGCAGACAACGCTTAATAAGTTGGCGGAAGATAAATACACGCTCTCTGACTACCGGACTTATTTGAGGACTGCCGGTGTGCCTGATTACAAGACAACCAAACTTCAAGAATACTTTAATGAGTGCATACCCCTGTTTGATAAATGGCAAAAAGATGAAGCTGTAACGGGACATAAAGAAACCTATACCGCCGCAGAATCAGCACAGGCGGTATTCTGGGGATTGGATCAGACAAAAGGTTCAAGTAAAACCGCAGCGATAGCCAAGTTAAGGCAACTTGGTTTATCCGAAGAATTTGCCCCATGGCTATCGGGAAAGAAAACAGTAAAGGCCACTCCCGCAGCTAAGCCTACTGCCCCATCAACGTCTACCGGCAGACGTTTTATTCCATAAATTTAACATCATGTCTTTTCCTTCGGCACCCTTCGGGGTGCTTTTTTATTACCCGAAATAAACAAAATGGAGGTTTTATGTCAAACACCAATCAGCAGACTTCAGCGGACAAGTCCCCTGAAAGCACTCCTGAAAAAACGTACACTCAGGCAGAGTATGACCGGGTGGACAAGAATCGTAGGGAAGTGCAAAAGAAGCATGACGCTTTATTAAAGCAACATACGGAATTGCAGGAAACTTACGATACTATCTTTGCCGACAACCAATCTCTCAAAGTAACCCTTGACCAGGCTTACGATGATGAGAAGTTGAAGGCAGCCATCACGGCCCACACCCAGGCAGTTGCCAAACACAACAAAGACCGACTCGCCCTTAAAAAAGAGCGCGAGGAGTTCGATGGGATTGTCTTGGAAACCGCCAGTCAAAAACTGGAAGGAATGAGACAAAGGTTGGCAACGGAATATGGCGTTGCGGTGGACACACTGATGGAATTTACCGATCCCGACAAGATGGAACTTTACGCGTTCAAGAACAGGACAGTAAAAGAACCACTTACGAAGGAACAGGTAAAAGAGAAAACAGATATGCCGATTCTCCCGTCCGGCATGGCCGGGGGTGACAGTTGGAAAAACTTATCACCAGAGGATCGAGTGAACAAAGGACTACAGCAAAAAAGTAAATAATAGCGAGGGAAATACATGAAAACACTTACTCAGTATGAGTATTTGGACAGGGACGCCCTTCTGTCCGGTGTGATGGAATGGATAGTCAAAGAATCCCCGATACTCCAAATGCTCCCGCAGAAATCAATCCAGGGTAACTCGTACAAATACAATGTCGAGTTGGCCCTTCCGACTGCCAACTGGACAACTGTCGGCGAACCACTTACCGAAGGTTCCGGTACTGTCGAGCAGAGAAGCACCGATATCTATACATTGATTCAGAACTGCCGCACGGATAAGAGCGTCATCGCCCTTAACTCCACGCAGAATCCTGAAACCATTGACATAGAGGCCGGCGCAAAGGCTATGGCGCATGAATGGGAGAGGACTTTCATTCTTGGCCAGACCTCGCTTCTCAGTTCTACCAAACAGTTCAAGGGTTTAATCCGCATGATAGCGGAACTTGAATCTGTCTCCACAACCGACCTGGACGGCCTGAATAACACTCAGGCTATTCCGAACCACGCCACCTCCGGCGCCCCGACAATGGCAAACATGGACGTGCTTGTTGACGCAATCAAACCGGGCAAACCCGACCTGTTGCTGATGAGCAGGCGCGCCCGCAGGGCATTGAATGTCGTGCAGAGGGCTTCGGGTTCAGCCGTGGTAATGACCGAGATCGGGCAATTCGGTCTGAAAGTCCCGTCCTATGACGGCATCCCTATCCTGGTCAGCGACTTCATCCCTGACAATTTCTATGATGCCAACGGCTCTTCAGTATCTTCCCCCGCCACCTATGATGCCGCTTGGACCAGGGGAACCAACTACTACAACACCATGATTTTCGCCATGAAGTTTGGCGAACAGGATGTGTGCGGATTACAGGCCGGTGAAATGAAACATGAGAGGGCTGAGTTCTCTGAAGATTACAACGCCATAACCAACCGCTTCGTGTGGTACTGCGGCGCTGCCTGCTTCAAGAAATACAGCTTGGCGTGCCTCCACGCTGTTCTCGTATAAGGAGTAAATGAAATGGGAAATAAAATAGTACATCCGGTCATCTGTGAAAACGGTGGCATATTGACGCTGCCTGCCTATCCCGACATTGTCAACATGTCGCCACCCGTCGTATCAACCCCCAACGATGCAAAGTTGTATGACATCGGCGCCCAGTGGGATTTCAACAACAGAAGGTATCGTTACGCCGGTGCATCCGGTACGGTCGCCCCGAACATGGGCGTCAAGCCGTACAACCACCAGGACATCCAGTACGTGTCAATCCAGGCTGCCGCTGTGGCCGGCGCTACCAGCATCTATGTAACCACCACCGCCAACAGCAACTATGCCGGCGTCGCCGTAAAAGATTACATGAAGGGCGGCCAGGTAATCATCTTTTCTGCAACTGGCCCAGAGTACAGTTTTACCTGCGGCATCATCGGGAACTCCGCACTTGCCGCTTACGGCACGTTGAGGATTGATCTCGACACCCCGATCCCCTTTGCCTTGACTACCTCTGACTACGCGGAAGCAACCGCAAGCCCGTGGTATAAGGTAACTCTCGGCACTGGTACGGTTCTTGACCAACACCTTGCCTCTTGCTGCGGCGTACCCGCTGTCAGGGCGACCAACGGACAGTACCTGTGGGTGCAGACCAAAGGTCCGTGCTGGGTATCCCCGGCCGCAACCCTCGGCGTCGGCAGCAATAACCGCGGCGCATGGTTCCAGGCAGACGGTTCACTTACTGACCAGGATGCTGCCCTTGCCGGCGTAGGCCAGTATGCCGGATGGGTCATGGCAAACGACTATGGCGCCGGCCAGGGCGCACCGTTCATCTGGCTACAAATCGAATAGGGGGTAATTTATGACAACTCAAGCAGAACTCGCAAAAAAGTTCGGATGGGACGAAGAAAAGAAGCCGGCCGAAAAAGCCGAGAAAACTGACAAGGCCCCCGTCAAGGATACTAAGAAGAAATAGCAAGTTGGGGAGGCGGTGTAAAAGCCGCCTCCCCTTGAACGAATGAGGTAAATTATGAATAATGCAGGGCAATGGCTACCCGTCCTGGTTGACATTGACAGGGCTACCGAGTTTAGCGGGGACGATGTTGACCAGTATTCCGCCCTGGTTGATCTGGGAGCGGATTTTGAAAACGTACTGGTAATTATTCCGACCATAACCAGCTCTACCATCGGCATTGCTATACAGCAAACGCCGGAGATATCAGAAGCGCCATCACCAGTATATATATTGGATGATGACGCTACCGGATGTTTCCTGCACGCTACCACAGCCGCTACAACGGCGATGGCTGTTAAGTTCGAGATAGGCGGGGCGAGATATCTCAGGATTAAGTGCGGAGGCAACCAGGCCGCCGACAGAACATTCTATGTAAGAGGTTGTTAAGATGCCAAACAGATTAAGGAACCTGGTTATAGGTACTGAATTACCGACAGAACCTATCGAGCATTGGGAGAACTTCGCCTGGCTTAATCCCGCAGACCGGACTATTAAAGAATATGTCAACGGACAGTGGGTACAGATAGCCACACTTGCCGACACATTCACAACCGAGGGTGTCAGCGAGGAGATCGAAGTCAAGAAGATAAAAACAATGGTTTTCAAAAACGGGTTACTGGTTAATTACGAATAAGGAGTTTTTATGTCGACTTTAATCCCTGAAATAGAGTTAGAGGATTTTCAAAGACTGGCAGCAGCCGATATCAAACGGCTTCAATGCTGCGAGGTCTATTCAGATGGCGCGTATGTTTGTACCCTGACCATTCCGGGTACTGACTATATCAGGGCAATGGCAGAAAACAACGGGCAGATAAGCAATTCTGTGGCAGGGGAAAACCCCGAACAGGTAATCCGTGAGACAACTGTCGCAATGCCTTCCCTTGAACCCCTAAAGGCCAAAGTATCCGCAACGGTGGCGATTGGCGGGGCAAAAGAAAAACGCAAGTACAAGAAGCATAAACATCGAGCCAAGAAAGTAAAAGTTCTGTGAGGGGTGAATAAATGAGCGGTATCACATTAGCCAACGCTATAACCTTAGCTTTAACTAATCTGGGTGACAATACGACCACGCCTGTCATATTCACTAATTGCACCGCGTTGGTCGCCCAGGTAGCCAATGAAATATCAACCGCTCATCCATTAGAGAAACGTACCAACCTCGCTATTGTGCCTAACACATGGGACGTTGATTTAAGCACCTTAGCTTTTTCAGGCATCAGGGAAGTCTATTACCCCGCTAATAGTAAGGAGAATAGGCAATTTACCGAGTATGGCACGACTTTGAATATCCTGATGTTTAATAATCCGCCAACTCTTGTATCCGGTACACTCACAGGTACGGTTGTTTTTACCCAAAATAGCCGCTCAGTCACGGGCACTTCTACCCTCTTTACAACCGAATTACAGGTAGGTTATCTGCTCTGTGTGGGTAAAGTTGCCTCGTCAGCCTTCAAGTATTACAGAATTGCTTACATAACAGACGACACGCATTTAACACTGGCTGAAGTATTCGAGGAGGCCACTAATACCGACACCACAAGTTTAACAAAATACCGCACACCCGAATCCTGTGTGGGTATTAAATATGGCGGGAATTATGCCGTGTCAACAATCTCTGATATGCCGTCAAGGTTTGATGATCTTTTAGTATTGGGTGTAGTCGCCCATGCTTCCAATGAGTTTGCTGCGGATCAGGCGGTGGATAAATTGGTTGATGTTACCGCAAAGATAGTATCCGCTACTACTCAGGCGGGTCTTGCTACGGCGCGATTAGCCCAGGTGGTTACAGACCTTGGGAGTGGACGAACCAATTTTAATACGTCTGCAATCACTACCGCTATGGCTGCTTTCGATGCAGCGATGGTATTAGTGGCTACTGACTTGGCAAGTGGGCGGACGAACCTTAATTCATCGGCGATTACCACTGCCATGGCTGCTGTTGATGCCGCTATGGCACAAATATTAACTGACCTTACTGCGTCAAGAGCAAATATCGGGACCGGCGCGGCTGATTTAGCATTGGCTGATACAGCCTTAGACAAAGCGGTTACTGATCTTGCCGCGGGCGTCGGGGTAATCAATACCGTGAATATCGGCGGTGACGTCGCGGGCAAGTATGTGGAAATAGCAAAAGGCGACATAGCGGCAGCACAGGGTTGGATCGAAATGGCAAAAACTTACTTGCAACCGGCATTAAGTCTCGGGGTTGCACAAACAGG